GCATGAAGGACGGAACAGTCAAGGCGCAGATCATCAAGGTGGAAGAGCTGAAAAAGTAATACAGATACCGCAGCACAATCGAGTGCGCGGAATGGCACGATGAGCCAACTACTGAGATTTTCTTAGTGGTTGGCTCTTTTTGTTTCGGTAAAAACCGCATGAGCGGGATTTATACAAAAAATTGGCTATCTGCAAGCCTAAAAGTGCAGGCGGGAGGTCATGGCGACGACCTAAAAAGCCTATCCCGTAAGGAGAAACCATGAAAAAAGAAGAATTGCTGAGCATTGGCCTGACAGAAGAGCAGGCGGACAAGGTTTTTGCCATGAACGGCAAGGACATTGAGAAGCACAAAAAGGCCGCAGAGGACGCAAAGGCGGACAAAGAGGCCGTGGAAAAGCAACTGGCCGACCGCAACAAGGACATCGAAGACCTGCGGAAGTCCAGCGGGGACACTGAGAGCGTCCGCAAGCAGCTCGAAGACCTTCAGGGCCGGTACACCAAGGAAACCGAAGATTACAAGGCGCAGCTGGCAAGCCGGGACTACGCCGACGCCATGAACCGCGCGATTACGGCCAAGGGCGTCAAGTTCTCTTCCAAAGCCGCCGAGAAAGCTTACCTTGCAGACCTCAAGGAGAAACACCTTGAACTGAAAGACGGCGAGCTGACCGGCTTCGACGAGTGGCACAAGGCTCAGCTCGAAGCAGATCCGACTGCGTTTCAGGCAGATAAGCCCACGCCCACATTCGTCAAGCCCGTCGGCCAGGGCGGCGCACCGGCGGCAAAAAGCAAGGGCGCAATGTACGCGCAGCAGTTCAACGCGCAGTTTGCGCAGACACCAAACAAGGAGTGATTTGAAAAATGTCTATCGTTGTAAACACAAAAGCAGAAGTCAGGCCGAATTTCCTCGAAAGCGAAGTCGGCCTCGTCCTGAAAACCCGTGAAATCCCCGCGTCGATGGGCGTGCAGGACGGCAAGTACAAGATCGTCAAGGCAGGCACGCCGTTCCCGTCCGACAATTCGAACGCCGTCGGCCTCGTATTTGAGGACATCGACGTGACGGACGGCAATATGCCCGGCTCCGTGATGGTCGCGGGCCGTGTGCTGGCAGACCGCCTGTCGCTGGCCTCCGCAGCAAAGACCGCGCTGTCCGGCAAGGGCTTCACATTTGTTGATGCGCCGGAGATCACGCGCGGCTATACCGTGACCTACGACAAAAACGACGGCAGCGGCACGCCGCCCGTCGACGAGAACGTCTACACAGAGGGCTCCTATGCCGACGTCTCGACCGAATACCCGTTGACCAAGAGCGGCAACACCCAGACCGGCTGGAGCACGTCTAAGGGCGGCGCTGCCGTCTCCAAGGTCGAAATGACCGGCAATGTGACCCTGTACCCCGTGTGGACTACGGCCTAAAGAAGGAGGAAAAACACCATGCCTGACATTCTTGAACTGATTTCCGACGCTGACCGTCTGGATTTCTCGCAGAACATTTCCGTCGCGCGCCCGGCCTACCTCGGAGACCGGCTGTTCCCGGATCAGAAAACCGAAAGCCTCAAGGCCGAGTACCTGCGCCTCGCAAACGGCGCACAGATCCCCACGATGGCGACCGTCCACGCCTTTGACACCGAGGCTGAGATCGCCACGCGGCCGGCACTCGAAAAGACTGAGGTCGAAAAACTGTTTATCAAGCGCAAGATCAACCAGTCCGAGCGGGTGCAGCTGCTCAACGAAAACGGCGTATATGCCGACAGCGCGATCGTGAGCTATGTCTTTGACGATATGCGCCTGATGGCCGATGCAGTCAAGGTCAGAACCGAGGTCGCGAAAATGGAAGTTATCGCGACCGGCAAGATGACCATCAAGGAAAACAATCTCAACATGACCGTCGATTACGGCGTTCCGTCCGCAAACACCGGCTTCAAGATCGACTTCGGCGCAGATGCTGATATCGTCGGCCAGCTTCAGGCCATCGCGGATCAGGCGGCGGCCTCCGGCCACGCCCTGAGCGAAATGGTCGTCGGTACGAAGATCCTGCGCAAACTCGCGTCCAACAAGGGCATTCAGACCCTCGTATACGGTACGGTCGGCGCTGGTACATACGTCACCACCGAGAAGCTGCGCAGCCTCTTTACCGAGCTGTTCGGCTTCGGCCAGATCACGACCAACGACCAGCGCTATAAGGCGCAGGCCGCAAACGGCGCGGAAAAGACGCATCGATTCTTCCCGGAGGACAAGGTTGCGTTCCTGTCCAACGGCACGGCCAATTCCTTCGGCGTTGGCCTGTGGGGCGTGACGCCGGAAGAAAAGGGCTATGGCCCGTACACCGACAAGAGTGCACAGCAGTATATCACGATCACCCAGTGGGAAACGCCTGACCCGAAGACCACCTGGACAAAGGCAAGCGGCCTGTTTATTCCGGTCGTGCCCGATCCTTACGGCCTGTTTATTGGCGCGGACGTCAGCAAGTAAAATCGAGCCTCCGCGCCTGCATGACGGGCGCGGAGGCTGACCGGAAGGAGGGCGCAGCATGATCTACGCCGATTATGAGTTTTACGCGACCGTGTACCGTGGGACGGCGCTGGACGAAGAGCAATTCTGCGGCCTCGCCCGCAAGGCGTCGGCTTATGTCGATTACATCACCATGAGCCGCGCGCGCTCCGCCGCCGGGGATAAGCTCGAAGCAGTCCAGAACTGCGTCTGCGCGCTGGCCGAGCTGGAGCAGGACGCCGGGAAGCTGGACAGCCTCGTCTACACGACCGACAGGCCGGTATCGAGTGAGACGGTAGGCGGCTGGTCGCGCAGCTTTGGCTCACGCAATCTGTCGCAGGCAGATATGCAGCGGACAGAGACGCGCCGCCGTGAGATCGTGCTGGCGTACCTCGGGCCGACTGGATTACTCAAAGCAAGGGGGTATGGGCCGTGTCCATGTTCCCCCACACCGTAACCATCTACAACGTCTCACAGGAGACAGACCCGGCGACATTCAAGGACGTGGAGAAAACCTACATCACCGTCCTGCGCGGCGTTCTGCTGGAAGCCTCCAAGGCGGCCAACGTCCGCCAGAGCGGGCTTGAGGGCGCGGATGCGGTGAATCTTTACATCCCGTTCTCTACGCCTGCCGTAGACGGCGTGACAGGCACAGAGAAGCGCTACGTCGGCCCGCAGGAATTCTGGCGGGCAGCCGATAAAAGCGGAATCTGGACGCTCTCCACGGACGGCAACGGCGGAACGACATTTTTTATTAAGGGTGAAGTCGTGGAGCCGGACAAGACCGAGCAGGCGCTTGAAATGCTCTATGACGACGTTTACAAGGTCACAAAGGTCGATATGAAGGACTTCGGAAGCCAGGACATGAGACACTTCGAAGTCGGAGGGGCCTAATATGCTGAAATTCAGCGTAAAGGCAGACGGCTTTGATGAATTGCATGAGACAATCGCGCAGGCGTGTACCAAAGCGGAGCATATTGTCGCACTTCAGGCAAGAAAGGACACAGCCCCGTATGTGCCATTCTTGACCGGTTCCCTCGACCGCAGAACACAGGTGGAAGGGAATGCGATTATCTATCCCGGCCCATACGCAAGGTTCCTGTACTACGGGAAAGTCATGGTAGACCCGGAGACCGGAAGCACCTACGCGCCGAAAGGCGGGACAAAGGTACTGACCGACAAAAATCTTGTGTTCAACACGTCAGGACACAATCAGGCGCAATCGCATTGGTTTGAGGCTTCAAAGGCCGAGAACCTCGACAAATGGATCCGTGTAGCGGATAAGGCGGTGAAGAATGGACTCTGAAAAGCAAAAAAGGCTGGTATCTGCGGAGGAAGAACAGGATATCTCCCGAAAGATGATGATCTGGGCAAATTCCTTCTCAGACGACGATATGCCGACCGCAACGATCAACTACGAATTCCTCGCCGCCGACTCGGCAAGCATGGCCCTGTCCGCCATTCAGGGCGCGTACATCACACGAAAATTCATCCTCGGCGGGCATGAGGCGGAATATCAATTCAAGATCATCGCCCGCATCAAGCCCGGAAACAGCAACGACAAGCGCCTGAAATGCGACGCCATGCTGAACCGCTTCGGGGATTGGGCCATGCAGAACCCGCCGGATTTGGGCGACGGGATGCGCGTCCGGCGCATGGAAGCTGTCAGCCGCTCGGCCCTGTTCGCCCGGTATGAGGACGGCACAGAGGATCATCAAATTCTAATGAAACTGACATATGAGGTGATTTAACTATGGCAGAAGTTACTTTTAATACCACGGCCGGTCAGACCATCGACCGGGAGCTGCTGATTGCATATCTGAACACCGGCGAGTCCTCAACGCCCGCCTGGGCGCCGTTCGGCACTCGCGTCACAGACTCCAGCATGGAGTATGACTGGCAGGAGGATTCCAGCAAGGATATCCTTGGAACGACCAGAACCACCATGAAGAAACCGATTATCACGCAGAGCTTTGACCCGTGCGACCTTGACGCGGGCGATGCGGCGTTGAAGAAGATCTGGGATCTGGCGGTCAAGCAGCAGAACGCAGCTGCGCTGGCGAATCAGGACGTGCTGATCGTCCATCATTATGCAGGAACGGCCAAGACGGCAGTCTTCGCGGAGCGCTACGACGCGTCTATGGTCAAGCCGTCCAGCCTCGGCGGCGAGGGCGGCGGCTCGGTAGGTATGCCCATCGACGTGACGCTCGGCGGCAAACGCACGACCGGCACGGCGGCGGTTGGCGCCAACGGGGCTATTACCTTC